AGGAAATTGAACCACGTTTCCAAACACGTGAAGGATATAAGCCAATGGGCTTTTATCGATCTCACATGGGAACAGGGTTCAAACCGCTTTTCCATATCCCCATCGAGATCCTTGCAAATTGTAAGGAACTTGTTTGGGAAGATGGTTCGATTTGTGGGAGTGGGCTACAACACATTAGATGTGTTCCACCTCCCGCGGTTTATCTTACGGAAGGACCATATTTTGCAAAGTATTCACAATATATAAAGTGGTACATGCATAAATTGGATAATAAAGAATCCAAGGCCTATTTTAGGCGGTTGGAAACCTTATCCTTCCTACGTGCAAGTTGGGATGCCATAATGATGGGATTCCAACGTGTCCGAAAATTAAACTTACGGGCTAAAAGGCCTGGTAAATTTAACAGTAGGACAGTACGTAATGTTGAACGGTGGAAAGTTCGTCTAGTGCGACAACCACTTTCAGCAGCCAAGGAGGCTAAAGAAGCGGCAAGTGCAGCTAGGGCCTGGTATTATGGTGGTGAAAAACCCCATCACTCATTAGTGTCAGAAATAAATCTGAAATACCAGTGTCTCCAGTTCTCGTACATTGCAAGGTCTTTGCCTCCTGCTCCAACGGATCCCCAAGGTCTTAAGGACCTTTTGGGAAGATTGACGTCGGAACCAGAGCCTGAGCATCCTCATTGGAGGGGCTTCTGCAGAGAATATTTAACTGCTATGAAGCCGCGATTTGAACCAGAACTGTTTACAGTTCCTAGTTCTCACGCATCTCTTGGCTATGGTAGAGCAACTGGTGGCCACGAGGCTGCCGTCCAAGACTTAGTTTTACTAGGACTTGCACTTAATCCTGAGTCACATAATGACATCAAGAATAAGTGGGTGCGTAGAAGTCATTCTAACGCCCGCGGCAACACTTACTCTGTAACAATTGTGTTCAGAGAGTGTCTCGAGGCTGCCGTTGACTGGTGTTTAACTAGATTTCCTACCTTTGTTCAACCTATTGAGGCTGAAGAAAGGGGACTTAAAACACGATATCCAACCTGTGGGTTGACATCTGTTAATCTAGTTCAACAGCAGCTTAGGAGAGTAGCAGATCATGTTCTTAAGAATGATCCGCGCATCAGTGCTAGCCTAGGAGGTTCACGAGAGTATACTCTCGCTGGTCACCCTGGCGATTATTATAGCGCTGATGCCTCCTCGGCTACGGATTTGCATCCTCAATGGCTTACTCAAACATTTTATGAGGAGCTGAGTGATGTTTATCCAGAGATTCTTTCCAAGTATCGAAAGTATTTCCCAAAACTATTTGGGGAAAGGCGGATAGTTTTGCCCGGGACTGGTGACAATCTCGGCTTTCCGCTCGATACTTCTTGGAAGATTCTCAGGCCTGAAGTTCCTCGTTACTCGCTTGACATTATTTGTGAAGCGATGTTTAATGATGAAATTCAGGACAAGTATCCAAACTGGGATGTTAACATAATTGAATGTTTCAATTATTGGTATAATCATCTCCAGTCTTGTTCGGTCGCAACGACAAGAACTGGCCAAATGATGGGAGATCCCACCAGTTTCCCAGTCATGCCGGTGTTGTCTGCTTTTTGCCTATATGAGGCTTACAAGCATGTGCCGCAACAATTCGCAATTCCAACTGGGCTGAGAAAACCTTTTAATCAGCCTGGTTTGTTTTGCGGTGATGACTTTCTGGGTTCATGTATGAACCCAGACCTCCGAGAGGTCTTCGACGCAACTTTTTTAAGTTGTGGAGGAAGATTGAATAGAACTAAAAGTTTCTATCATTCTACGAGAGGCATCTTTACTGAAATACCCTATGTAATGGGGCATCCTCAACCGATTGAGAGTCTGTCTATATGGACAGCTCCACCGGGGGGCAGTAAAGGTGAAGTCAACTTTTCCAATCAGTGCCAGAGTGCATTAGATCATAATTACCAATTTGGTAGTTATTTAGATCGAAAATATTCTCTGGGCAGGTTTTCCTGCTTTTACAATGATTGGAAACTTCTGCAAGAGGAGGGTTTTCCCGCCGGTGCTCCATTGGAGTACGGTGGGTTATCTGCTCCCTTGGCTATTAAGCCAGGGTACAGGACCAACCAATGGTTGACATACTTGAATACATTGACCGTTTCTCAATGGCTTCAAGGACATCACCTTGCAGTAAGTAAGGGACCGCCTATATCCGACCTTTACTCTGCCCGAATGGCAAAGTATTGGGGATGGGTTGACGAGTCCATCAGAACGGGGAGTAGCATGAGAATGATTGTCATTCCTGCGCATATCCCGCGAAATCAGGCCTTGCGCATAAACGTAAGGAGAGGGACTAAGGATGTCTCTTTTAGGCATACCTTAGATCCTGATTTCGTTCCCCAAGAGGCATTTGGAGGGATCCAATATGACTTTTGGTTTCGTTCTGGGCGACCTAAAGAGAAGGCACCAGTAGTCAGTGACGTTTTATCCAAATTTTTGGCAAAAGTCGCAAACCAGGTAGCAAAGCCTGGCCGACTACAGGATGCTATTCCTGCTTTAGTAGCCAAAAGGTACTGGTCTATAGCTGACCTTACTCCTTATGGAGAAGGGGCTTACTATGGACTTGGACCATATAAAGGACCCAATTTGGGACTTTCTATATGGACCTTTGG